TAGGCGTGTTTGTATTGAGTTTTATACTTGGTAGATTATCCATGAAACGCAAGTACGAGGCAAAATTAGAAGAATTAGAAAATAGAAAGGAAAGTATAGAATGGGCCGCAAGACACCACTGAAAGAACGATTACTACGAGAGTATGCGCGTTTGTCTAAGATAGCGATTCGCGAACCACGGAACGGGAAAGAAGTATTTACTCGTATGCGTTGGGAAAAAATTAGAAATATATTATGGAGGCGATATGATTATATGTCATCAATGTAAAGGAAATGGATATGTTAAAGTTAGATTCGAGGCAGAACAAGCCATTGAGCAGTGTTCGGTTTGTCACTCACAAGGGGAAATCAATGAAAATAAGTACTACCACCAAACATGGACAGAGGGCACTGAAAATTCCCTCGCGGTGTACTATGGACCGCCCTTGGACCCCGAATCATTCAAAAACTACACGATTTCGGGAGAGTAATCCTGTTGTAAAGTTTAAGGGCGAACCGCCCTTTTAGAGTTGGGATAGAGGAAGATTCCAGTGGTTCAGTGTAGATCACGGCGAAAGCTTGGAGATGGTTCGGGCCTCAATTCCCAGGTAAAATTCATACACCCGTTAAATCATCAATACACTTGACTGCTCAGGGGGAGTGCTTTAGACCTCCCCCATATTTAGTTGCATCAAATGTAATAATATACTATATCTGTTACTATGAGCTGCTTGTGAAGCGAAATGCCTAACTACGGCAGCTCTGAAACAAAGGACTTGGTATGGGTATATTTGGTGTAGCAATTAAAGGTTTTGGTAAAGCCTTAAAAAATAAAAAAGTAAAAGACAAAGTTTCTAAGTCTGCAAAAGACTTTGTTGCAATACAAAAGAAAAAGAACAAAGGTAAACCTGACCTTGTTAAACAATCAGGCCCATCAAAAACACAAGTTGTAGGATTTGGCGCAGCCGCAGGTGCTGGAGCAGGTGCATTAGCTACTATTAAAAAGAATAAGCCTGTTAAAAAAGCCATGGGTGGCGAAGCAGGAGAGAGTCTTAGAAAAGGTAAAATCTTTGAAGAAAAGAGAGATAAACGAAGAAAAGAAGTTGATGAAATGCTCGATAGAGTATATGGCACAGGGATAAAACCTAAGCCAAAGCCAAAGAATCCGAATAGAATTAAGCCTAAAACAAAACCAAAGAAGAAAAGTAAAAAAGTTTCGAATAAAGCAGAGTTAGACATGGTTATAAGAAGATTAAAATTTGGAGATTAGGAGAGTATTATGGTATTGAGACTACAGAAGAAGAAAACACCACCTAAAATAGGTAAACAACTTCAAGATTACATTGATAAGAATCCTGGTCGTATGACAAGTAGATTATTAAAATTAGCCAGAGCCACAAAACCAACTGGAAGACTTAATATTGACGATCTTATGAATGCTAAAGATAGTGGTATCCTTGCAGGCACTGGATTTCGTAAAAAAACACAGTCAAAAGGCCCTGCTGGTAAGGTAATAGGTAAAAAAATAAACAGTTTAAAAGGTACAAAATCTTACGCCTCACAGTTAGCCCGTGCGATGCCTAAGAAAAAGAAAAAATGAGCGATCAAGAGATACTCAAGCAACGTGATTTACTGGACACGCTCCTCGCCTCACGGACCACGGGTCAGTATGATAGGTTAGAAAACATGAAAGTCATGGATTCAATCTATTTTAGAGAAAAACTACCTAAAAACGTAATATTATTCCCATTACAAAGGATAAAACGGTATGTACACACAACTACCCGAAAGCCCAGTAAGAAAAGTATATAAGTGTCGCCATTGCGGTGACGTATCAATAAAATTCTATGACCCCAAGCAAGACCGTGTATATACGGCAGAAGAGTGGGAAGTAATCATGACTGATGGACGCCAGGCATTGGACAGAGCTCTTAGATTAGTGCGTGATGATCCAAAGATGTTCTCATAAATGCCGTTCCCTATAGATGTTTCTATGACAAATTTATTTTAAAATATTTTTTTAGTAAAATACAAGTTACAAGGTTACAAGGTTACAAGTAGCAGAATACTTACCTTTTTTTGTAACTTCTTGTAACTTACAACTATTTACAGGTTACAAGATATCTATATTTTACGAAAAAAACTCGCATTTCTCGGAAATATTTAGTAATATAATTATTATTTGAGAAAAACATCTATAGAAAAGGTGCATTATGGAAGAAAATAAAGAAGTTATTGTACCAGAGGCTTTCTCTGATGCATTGTTTGACAGGAAACTATCGGAGAAACAAAGAAGGTTTGTATTATTTCTTGTCCATTCCGAAGGACTCAAAACAGCTACACAATGTGCAATTGATGCTGGGTATGCACCTGGTTCAGCTCGGGTGAGAGCTTCTGAGCTACAACACCCTGAGAAATCACCACTTACTGCAAAAGCAATTGAGATGGAACGAAGAGCTGTGTTGGATCGGTACAAGTGTAGTCAGGACAGGTCGTTGGCTACGTTGGCACGCATCAGAGATGCTGCGTCATCTGCTGGTAACTACAACGCTGCGGTTGCTGCAGAGACCAGGCGTGGACAGATTGCTGGGTTATATGTTGATAAGAAAGAGATACTCACAGGTACGATCGACTCGATGTCGAGAGAAGAGGTAGAGAAGAAGCTACAGGACTTGAAGGAACAGTATAGTATTGAAACTTCGTTTGAAGAAATTAAAGAATTAGAAAATAAGTCTTGACTATAAAATAGAATGGGACTATTTAGTTCTAAAAAGGAGAAAGTTATGAGAGTAATAAAAGTTAATGCTTATGAATATAAAGAATTAAATCAAGACGCTAAACATGAGGTTGTTTATTGGTTAGACCAAGATCCTATAGATTATGAAACTGAAGATGAACAGGGAAACACCGTAAGAGAGATAGAATATTTTGCTGATATGGAAGATATTGATATTCAAGAACATTGTGAAGCTAATGAATATTTATTTTCCAAAACTGGTAAATGTGTTCATCATTTAGAAATAAAAGAAGAGGGAAATCATGTTAGCCATAATTAGACCAGACTTGTATGAGTATACTACATTACCTATGACCGACGACTTGTTCTGGCGTAGGATAGAAAACTTGAGGCGTGCAGCGCTGACTGCTGAGAACTTTGAGTTTAGGTTGTTGTACTATAATCAAATGATGGAACTGATGAAGAGGTGTCCATGATTCAAATAATAGGATTGTTGCTTGTAATGTTGCTCGTTTTTAATTGGAAACTAGCATTAATTATTGGTGTGTTTTTATATTATTTTGGTATGCCTTTTTGAAACCAGAATCAAAACTATGGCAAATGGTGCGAAAGAACTTGCTCAATATCCATTGGACTCGGTTTGAGTCGTGGGTAAATCAAGGTGTACCAGACTTGCATGGCATCTCTGCTGGGATCAACATTTTTGTTGAGTTAAAAGTAACATCAAGTAATAAGATAAATATTAGCCCCTTCCAAAAAGTGTGGAATATTAAGCATACTTTGCATGGTGGAAGATCTTTTATTATGCTTCAGCACCTCTCCCAGAGAGCACTGTATATATTTCCGTGTTCCGTGCTCCATTCTACATTGTCCATTACCCCCGAAACCCGCCCCCAGTATAGAGTTAACCTGCCAGCAGACGCAGCTGCCTGGGATGCGATCCACGAACATCTTCTACATTCTCCATTTCCATTACCAAAGCCCAACCCCACAGGGGATATATAGAGTCAGGCTGCACCTGCAGCGGAACCTGCTGGCACGCCAGTCCATTTCCATTACGGAAAACCAAGCCCTTTTACCAGCATCATGGTTCCTGGTCTGCAGCGGGAACCAGGAAGCTGAGCTGGTAGCTGTCGTACGCATCTCCATTCCATTGCTGAAGGCCAACCGTTGTAAGGTATTATAAGGGACACATGCTGCACCTGCAGCCAGGGAAGGTTTCGTAGAAACAGGGTGTTCTACTGTTCTAGTGTTCTGCATCTCCATTCTCCATCTGCAAGCCGTGTGGCACGGGTAATGGTAAACAGTGCATGTGCAGCTGCGGAACCAGCGAAGCTGAGATGCGTTTTGAAACCTGTGGAAGAAAAAATTAATTTAGGTCTTGACTATCTAATAAAGTGGGACTATATACATACATGTAGTTCAATCGGATTCCGTACCTGACAGGGCTGGCGAGTATAAACACCAGATAACGACTACAGTGGCTACCGAATCCGTTTGGAAGTTTCGCGAACGGCCACACGAGTCAG